AATAACCTTAACATAACCTTAACACTAGGAGATTTTATGCGAAAAATAACTTGGAATGTGCTTCGAATGGAATTTAAGAAATATTTTCCAGAAGTGTACAAAACGTGTAATAGATTTTCCAAATATGATTATATGAAAATCGTAGGTCATCAAGCCGATGGTTTTTATGTCGTATATGATGGATTAAATCATAAACTCATTAGAAGTGGTGATGGAGATAGTAGGTTAGATGAGATGAATGATAAAGAACGAGATATGGTTAGCAATGATATTTTCTATACTCGTAGCGGAAGACCTAAAAAACAAACTAGAAACTTAGAGGTATGTCAGCTTAGGTCCCAAGGATATTCCTTACGAAAGATAGCGGAAGCTCTAGGAGTATCTCACGTACGAATTCATCAAATTCTTAAAGAGTATGAGAGCATATTAAAAACTCAGAACTATGATACTTAGCTATATTTTTATGACACGCGAAATATACATTCCCTTTTATAGAGAGAGATACAATATGTCCTTTATTATCAAAGGTTTCACAATTGCATCTCTTTTTTATTTTTATAGAAAGGGGCTCATTGTGAAAGAAAACAAATTTCAATCGGATTTAATAAAATATATAAAGAAAAAGTTTGATGGCTGTATAGTTATGAAAAATGATTCTGGTCATATTCAAGGTATACCAGACATTACAGTTCTATACAAAGATAGATGGGCAGCCTTAGAGTGTAAGAAAAACAAGGGGGCTAGTAAAAGGCCAAACCAATCATATTACATTGATAAGATGAATGAGATGTCTTTTGCAAGATTTATATTTCCTGAAAACAAAGAGGAGGTTCTAAATGAATTGGAACAAGCATTATCAACAGGAAGGTAAGCACGCCCTACTTGGGGCATCTAAATACTACTGGTTGAACTATGATGAAGAAAAGATTGCAAACTTTTATAAGTCATCACTCGCTGTTCAGAAAGGCACCGAGTTGCACGAGTTTGCAGCAAAGTGTATTAAACTTGGTCAGAAATTACCAAAGTCAAAAAAGACTCTTAATTCTTATGTTAATGATGCCATAGGATATAGAATGACACCTGAACAGGTTTTATATTATTCTGATAATTGTTTTGGGACAGCAGATGCTATATCGTTCAGAGATAATTTATTGAGAATACACGATTTAAAGACTGGTATTAGTCCGACACATATGGAGCAGCTTATGATTTATGCTGCTCTTTTTTGTTTGGAGTACGAAGTTAATCCCAACACAATAAATATAGAATTACGAATATATCAGAATGATGAGGTGAACATATTTGAACCAGATTCAAACGATATTATTGAAATTACCAAAAAGATAATTTCGTTTAACAGGGTTATAAACAAACTAAAATATTCGGAGGAATCATAATTATGTGCTATTTTAATTTTAATAAGCCTAGCATAGATGAGCTTATGCATTATGGAACTCCGAGACATTCTGGAAGATATCCTTGGGGTTCAGGTAAAGACCCTTATCAACACTCTAGGGATTTTTTAACAAGAGTAGAAAATTTAAAGAATTCAGGAATGTCAGAAACTCAGATAGCTAAGGAGATTGGTCTTTCAACTACAGAGCTTAGAGTTCAGAAATCTTTAGCTCTTGAAGAAAGAAGATCTGCGGATGTTGCGACAGCCAAGAGACTTAGAGAATCCGGAATGTCTTTGCAGGCAGTTGCTGAACAAATGGGTTTTAAGAATGACTCATCTGTCAGAGCTTTGCTAAATGAGGATACAAAGGCTAGGATGGATGAGACCAAAAATACATATAAATTTCTCAAAGAGCAAATTGATAAGAAAGGTATGTTAGATGTTGGTGTTGGTGTAGAAAGAGAATTGGGGATATCTAAAGAAAAGCTCAATCAAGCATTATATATGCTGGAAAGAGATGGATATCCGACATATAACGGTAGAATTGCGCAGGCAACTATGCCCGGTCAGTTTACAACTATGCGAGTTGTAGGACCTCCCGGAACAGAGCATAAGGATATTTATGATACCAGTAAAATAAATTCTTTAAAGGACTACGCAAGCACTGATGATGGTCAAACTTTTAATACTTTTAGATATCCGGAATCCATGGATTCTAAGAGACTCAAAGTTAGATACGCCGAAGAAGGCGGAATTGATAAAGATGGAGTTATAGAACTTCGTCGTGGTGTTAAAGATATATCATTAGGCGAGTCAAATTATGCACAGGTTAGAATGCTTGTTGATGGGACTCACTATCTAAAGGGTATGGCTGTATATTCTGATGATATGCCAAAAGGAGTTGATGTTGTATTTAACACCAACAAACCAAAAGGAACCCCAGTACTTGGACCAAAAGATAACACAGTTTTAAAGCCAATAAAGAATGATGAGAATCCATTTGGAGCATTAATTAAACCTAATGGTCAGAGTGATTATATTGATTCTGATGGTAAAAAGAAAATGTCTTTAGTAAATAAGGCTAAGGAACAGGGCGATTGGAATGAATGGTCCGATAAACTCCCATCGCAGTTCTTAGCAAAACAAAATCAGGACTTGATAAAAAGACAGCTTGATTTGACTAAAAAAGACAGATATGCAGAGTTTGATGAAATTAAGAGCCTTACAAATCCGACTCTTAAGAAACATTATCTAAGTTCTTTTGCTGAAGATTGTGATGCAGCAGCTGTTCATCTGAAAGCGGCGGCTCTACCTAGGCAGAAGTATAAAGTTATATTACCGGTAAATTCCTTAAAAGATAATGAGGTGTATGCTCCTGACTATAGAAATGGGGAAAAATTAGCTCTTGTGAGGTATCCTCACGGTGGAACATTTGAAATACCTATCCTTACTGTTAATAATAAAAATAAAGAAGGCGATGCTATGATTGGTAAAATGGGAAAAGATGCCATAGGTATCACAAAGAAAGTGGCAGATAGATTATCTGGTGCGGACTTTGATGGCGATACTGCTATGTGCATACCAACCAATTCTAAAATCAAGATTAGTAGCACACCTCCACTTAAAGAACTGGAAGGGTTCGATACAAAACTCGCATATCCTTACAGAGATGGTATGAAAGTTATGAAAGACACACAAAAGCAAATGGGTGTTATTTCAAACTTGATAACTGATATGACTTTGAAAGGTGCAAGCCAAGAAGAATTAGCAAGAGCTGTTAAACATTCTATGGTTGTAATAGACGCTGAGAAGCATAAGTTAGACTATAAAAGATCTGAAGCAGATAACAATATATCCCAGCTAAAAGCAAAGTATCAAGGGCATATTGATGAAGAAACTGGAAAGTATAGAGAGGGAGCTTCTACTCTAATATCCAGAGCAAAGTCTGAAGTGAGAGTTCCTAAACGAATTGGTTCGCCAATTATAGATAAGGATACAGGAGAAGTATCATATAAATCTATTATAGAAACATATACAAATCCTAAGACAGGAAAAGAAGAGATTCGTACAACAAATTCTACGAAGATGGCAGAGACAAAAGATGCTAATAAATTATCTTCTGGTACTTGGCAAGAGAAGATGTATGCGGACTATGCTAATTCAATGAAAAGTCTTGCTAATCAGGCAAGAAAAGAATTGGTTAATACTAAAAGCTTAAAGTACTCTCCAGAGGCTAAGAAAGAATACTCAGAAGAATACAACTCATTAATGGCAAAGTTGAATGTGGCATTAAAGAATGCACCAAAAGAGCGAATGGCTCAGACAATAGCCAATGCTGGCATAAAGAGCTATAAAGACTCATATAAAGAAGAGTTCGGAGCAGATTCAAAGATACCAAAGAAAGATTTGAAGAAGAAGTCTCAACAATTGTTACAAGATGCAAGAGCACAAGTTGGAGCGTCTAAGACAAAGATACAGATAACCGATAAAGAATGGGATGCCATACAAGCTGGTGCGATAACAGAGAATGTATTGCATAAGATACTCAACAACACTGATGCTGATAATCTTAGAGAGCGAGCAATGCCTAGGGAAAACAAAGAGTTAAGCGAGGCAAAAGTAAACAAGATACAAGCTATGCAGAATAGTGGTTACACAATAAGGGAAATAGCAGATAGTATTGGCTCAAGTACAGGCACAGTGTCTAAGTATTTGAAATAGAAAGGACCATAATGAGAGAAGCAAGACTAACAACAGTCGATAATCCTTTTGATGTCTTTGAAGAATTCAATAAATGGTTCTTATACGACACAGAGAAAGGTTACAATAGCTGTGGTTACTTAGATAGAATAGCAAAAACGACAGATGATATGTCTGAACAGGAAGAAAATGCTGAAATAGAAAGGGCTATAGATGAAATAATTAAGTATGACTTTATGAATATCTATAAAAAAGTAATAAAAGAATAGATATTCCTGTATAGGGGAGGGGGTCGCCAAAATTACACCCCCTCTGAAATCGCGGCTCTCTTTATATTTTCTCCGGGGGTATATTTTTAGTGTTGTCTATACACTTTTAATAGATAGATAGAGCATCTAAGGAGTAGAGGTCTATATTAAATAGTATATTTTGTAAAAAGTATAACCTTAACTGTGTAAATAGTCTTCAAAGAATAAAAAATCTCCGCCTTTATTCTTTGGGTGTTCTGTCTATCTAATAAAAGTGTAATGTAACTACTAGAAAAGTTAAGAGAAACGATTGTAAAGGAGAACTAATGACTAAGAAAAAAGATAAAGACTCAGTTAAAAAGAGATGTCCGCCCGCAATGAATCCTGAAGCCAGAGAGAATCAGATGATAGCTTTAGCTGTGGACCTTGCAGAGCAACAACTGCGAGACGGAACAGCGTCCTCGCAAGTTATTACTCATTATTTAAAACTTGGCTCGACTAAAGAGAAGATAGAAAAGGAGATTTTAGAGAAACAAAAAGAACTGATAGCAGCAAAGACAGAGGCATTGCAGTCTACAAAACGTATAGAGGAATTATACACAGAAGCAATGGAAGCTATGAAAGATTATGGAGGAAGGAATGACGACATATTCTAGATGCTATAGCGATTTGGTATCATTTAAAACTTTTGAAGAACGATTTGAATATCTTAAATTAGACGGCATAGTTGGTAATGAGACTTTTGGGTATGATAGATACCTAAATCAATTATTGTATAAGAGTAGTGATTGGAAAAAAATCAGGAATGAGATAATAGCAAGAGATAATGGGTGTGATTTGGGGATAGACGGTCACGAAATATTTATTTCACCATTAGTACATCATATCAATCCAATAACTATCGAAGATATAAAGAATAGAAACCCAATTATCTTTGATTCAGAAAATCTAATCACAACAATTTTATCAACCCACAATGCAATACACTATGGGTATAAATTATCAAATAATATACAAAATAGAGTTCCTAATGATACTTGTCCTTGGAAACAATGAGGAGGATTATGGAAGAAAGTATACTCACATCAATCAAGAAGCTCTTAGGTATGACAGAAGACTACGAAGCTTTTGACCAAGATATAATCATTCATATAAATTCCATATTTACAATCCTTAATCAAATGGGGGTTGGACCTAAAACCACATTCAGGATAACTGGGAAGAATGAAGTATGGTCAGAATTTATAAAAGATAAAGATATCGAGTCTGTTAAATCGTTTGTGTATTTAAGAGTAAAATTATTATTTGACCCTCCAGCAAGTTCAGCGGCAATAGAGTCTATAAATAAAATCATAAGCGAACTTGAATGGAGATTATATGTAGTAGATAATTATTAGAAAGGAGAAAAATGAATAACCTATACTTACAGCACCACGGAGTTCTTGGAATGAGATGGGGTGTTA